TGGTACGAATTTCCGCATAAAAATCCGGAAATCGTGAAGGAAATCCGTTATATATATAAGAGATTTCCTTCTGCATAAAATCCGTGTGGGTCCTGGGGAAAATAGTACTAAAAAAATGGTGCTGAAAGCCACCATTTTCTTTTAACGTACTATTTCCCCTTACAGGACCATGCGGCGACGAAAGGAGTAGAAAAAATGAAATTGTCAGAAATGAATGAAGATGAATTAAGAGTGCTGACTAAAAAGCGTTTCAAGAACGGCAGACTAACGAAACAGGCACTGGAAGCACAACGTGAACTGTGGATACGTCATGACCGCCCCTTTACTAGGGATGGCTATGATATTGGCAACGGGGAAGATTTCATAAATTTGGACTATTATGATGGGAATATTTCGGATTAAGTGGAAGGAGAAATCGCGATGACAGATAAAGACATAATTCACTTCTTCGTACCCATGCAGCGGATTCCGTCGGCGACGCACCAGATGAAAAAGCTCGTCGTCGGGCGTGATGGCAAGCCCCATACGTATGAGCCGCCGGCCGTCAAAGAAACACGGGCCCTGTTCATGGCCAGCTTTACGAAGTTCCGCCCAGCCCAGCCGATCATGGGGCCCGTGGCATTGACGACGAAATGGATGTACCCGCCGACGAAGTTGCACCCGGAAGGGACCTGGAAGGCAACCAAGCCCGATACGGATAACCTGGTCAAGATGCTCAAAGACGTCTTGACGTCGCTGGGGTTCTGGCGGGATGATGCCCAGGTCGCTTCGGAATGTATTCAAAAATTTTACGCCTCTCAGTCCGGCATCTACGTCCAGATTGAACCGCTGGACGACGATTAGGAGGCGCCTATGGGACGTAATGAAATGATTGCCCGGGCCCGGTCCGCGTTCCGTGAAGTGCTGGAAGCTATGGAAACGCCTCATGCCCAGCTCCTGCAGCGGGATCCGGACATCAAGGGCTTGGTGGAAAACATCGTGCAGCATGTGGAAAATGCCGGGAAGCCGGAAAACTGGCCCGTCGAGGAATATCCTGATGATTTCGAGAAATACCACCCGTCGGACCGGTGGCAGTGGGCCTGGCTGCTTTTACAGGCGGCCGTTTTGGACAGTGATTTTGCAACTATCCTTTGTGCACTGCGTGCCAATGGCTGTGAACTGGTCAAGGATGACAACTATGGCTATGTCATACGGCCCATCATCGGTGACCATGGATGGAAAGACATCGACCAGTACAACGAAACGAAGGCGCCGCTCAATGATTATGTGAATTTATTATTGCCTCTGCTGAAGCGGCTGCGGGAAGAAGACCAAAAAGGAAATATTGTACCGCAGCGGGAAATACAGCAAGGAAAACTGGGAGAGGTGATACCGTGAGCAAGCGCATCTTATGGTGGATTTTGACAATCTATGTTTCTTTATTTTGGCTGACTTTTGCTTTTTTTGCGATGTTTTATTTAGCAGGATAGATTGCAAAATAGGCTTTTTGTGTTGTAAAAGGTCAACTAATACGTTTTAGTTTTACTTGTAAGTGGATTTTATTGCTAAGATGATAAAATTTGTATTTAAGGTAAGCAACAGGGGGATAAAAAGCCATGGGACGCAAAAACAGACGTTGGAAAAATAAGCCGCATCTTCCGCCATGGACGACTGAACTTGTTACTCCTAAAATTCGGAACCGCTGTGCCTATTGCGGGCGGCTTTTGGACGAAGGAGAGTATTATTGGTTTCCTGACGAGTTTGGCCAATGGGTACGGAAATGTAAAAATGAGCGATATTGTTCAGCACATCGGAAAGATACGGCGGAAACTTCGTTTCGTCGCGCCATTAAAAGGAGGTAGTGCAATGCCAGTACGTACGATTCACGAACATAATGATTATGTCTTGATTATAAAAGAATATCTTCTGCATTATGCAGCATTTATGCAGTATATCCATGATACAGAAATGCGTATTCAGGATATTGACTATATTCTGGCAGAAGAACCAGCACCACGGGTTCCGACGCTTTCGGGTGCCGGCGGTCACTGTGGCGTTGATGGGACCAGTCCGCAAGAGCAGGACTATCTCCGACATGAGCAGTTAAAAGAGGAACAAAAACGGTTAAAACGCAATTTAAAAGATGTCAAAACACGAATGGACCGACTGACGAAATGTTTGCATGATCTTGACGATACGGACAGGAGAATTTTGGAAAACTATTACATTGACGGGGTGAAGAACTGGGAATGGACGGCTAAAATTATCAATGCCAGCACGACGTTTTGTTTCAAGCACGGAAAAGCAGCTCTTCAGGAACTGGCGAACCGCTATTTTGGCTTGAGGGCTATGCCCATACAAACGAAATTTATTTTTATTGAGTAGCGATTGTGGATACATTGTGGATAACCTCTTGCTTGGAAAATATTTCGCGAATGAAAAAGGCAGAAAGATGCGATATAATAAAAACATGAAAGAAGGAGCCAAGGAATGCAGGCTGTACAGACTATATACCCGTGTTCCGGTTCCATATAGCTATTATAAAGGGACTTTGTTGAGGGTCGATTTCTAAATGGTCTTATTGGCGGGTCTCTTTTTTCTTCCATGGAAGCAGGTGAAATCATGAATCAATGTGCCGTACGGAACTGTAAACATCATCATAAGCGTTGCGCCATCCACAAGCAACTTTTCGGAGGATGTGCATGGCAGCCGCCTAAACAAGAGGCAGATAACCGGACGGCGCTGGTCCATGGGCCTGTAAAGTCCGGAAACCGGCATCGGTTTTTCAAATAATTAATAATTTTTATAAACCATTAATTGTTTTTAATACATTTATTTGTTATAGAAATTACGGTATAATGTCAGTAAGAATATGAAAGCAGGAGATGGATTTTCTATGGCAACGATGTATTTTGCAAAAGTTAATGTAAATCAGAATATCTACGATGTATATAAAGATTTTAATAAATTGAAGGAAATTTATAATGAAATGCTAGAAAAGGAATGGCAACAAGAAAGAGTTACAGATGTTTCGCATAATAAAATAACAAAAGAACCAGAGACAGAAACATATAAATTTATTTGCATAGATAAAATGTATGATCGCTTCTATATCGTCGGAAAATTGATAATGATATTTCAGGATGATATAGCCCTTTATGATAGAAAAAAGGATGATATTGATAGTATTGCGCAATCTGAACTTTCACGTGCAGTACCTTTTTATTTTGATTTGACAAGTGAAATAGTTGCGTTTGTTCCTACTCAAAAATTTAGCCGTCAAAAATTTATAAAATATTTTGAACAGCTTTTAAATAAAATATATGGGAAGCCAATGTTTAATCTTTATATTAAAAATAATGCGAGCGATTTAAGAAGACAAATTAAACTCATTAATAAAGTTTCTGAGGTTGAAATTACATTGATTCCACCTAATAGTAGTAAGGCTGATTTTGCAGCATTGTTCCCTAAAACTGGAGAAGAGCTGGAAGAAACTAATGGAACTAAATTTATTCAAAAAATATCTGCCCCACATTCAGATAAGGGGCTAAATATGGACGCATCGTTATTTCAACGAATTATAAATGGAGTTGCAAGAGGTTTTGGTATTATTCAAGCACAAGGAATAGACGGTAATGGCCACAAAAAAAGTGTTTCGAGTGATAAATCTGCGCCTCATAAAAAAGACATAAAGAATTCGTGTAGAAATTCTTTAGGTGAAGTTGCTGATTATGGGCGAGCTGGTATATCCGAAATTCAAGCTGCTGAAACTCAAAGAAGGATAGATGATATGCTATGAGTAAAAAAGAAATACATCTTAAAGATGCTTGTCAAAATTATTCCTTCATAGGCTTTTTTAAGTTGACACAAAAGTATAAAGAATTATGGGCGTGTGAAAGTTTAACTTCAATAGGTTTTGCTGGGGTGTTGGCAATCGCTTTTTCATCTACGATTCGCATAGATGTAATGAATGATATGCTAAGAAGTTTGTTCATGTTGACTGTTCCGGCATATATAGGGGTTATAGGGTTTTTATTTTCTGGTTTAGCACTTATGGCAGCCATTATTACTAAAAAGGCATTAGAAGTGATTGATAAGGAAGGTCATATAAAGGCTGTCGTTAGTATTCTTTATGCTTTTTATTATTGTGGTGCTATAATTTTTGCTAATTTATTATTTGATGGAGTGTTTTATTTATATTCATATTATCGACCGATATTAGTTACCAGTGGGGAAACGTATATTTGGATATATTGGTTTTTGGTATTTATTGTCTTGTATTTAACTTTTTATTCTTTGCTTTATGCAATATCTTTACTAGGTTCATGCGTTAAGTTTTTCTTTGTTAATGTGTGGTATAATAAAAAAGCGGAAGAAAAAGAAGCGGATTCAAAAAAATAATGATAGTTTAGCACTCACAATCGTGAGTGCTTTTTTCATAGGCGCATGGTGTAACGGCAGCACGGCGGTCTCCAAAACCGCAGGCGGAGGTTCGAGCCCTTCTGCACCTGCCAATTTCAAAACAAATAACAGGCGGTGGTGAATATGTGATATGACGACGCAGGAAAAGGCCTATAACGATTACGTGAAAGGGCTGAAATATAAGGAGATAGCGAAAAAGTACGGTGTATCCGTCAATACGGTAAAGTCGTGGCAGCGACGGTACGGCTGGAAGCGCGAAAAGGGTGCACACAAAAAAAAGGGTGCACCCTTTTTCAATACGAACGCAGAGGGTGCAGGCGCGCCGCCGAGGAACCAGAACGCGACGACGCATGGCTTGTTCGCGAAGTACCTGCCGGAAGAAACGAGGGAGCTTGTCGAGGCCTTCGGGCAAAAGACGCCGATTGATATTCTTTGGGAAAACATCTGCCTGAAGTACGCGGCTATCGTCCGGGCGCAGCAGATCATGTTCGTTACGAACCGGGACGACATGACTAAAGTGCTGAAGCGTACCCGCGACGGCGACAGCGGCTATGAAGAAGAGTACGAACTACAATTTGCCTGGGATAAGCAAGCCGAGTTCTTGAAAGCCCAGAGCCGGGCTATGGGGACGCTGCACAACATGATTAAGCAGTACGACGAGATGTGCCGGCAGGGCCTGGCCGATGAAGAACGACGGCTGCGCATCGCGAAGCTCAAGACAGAGGTTCAAAACTTGCAAACAGGACAGCAGGCGGCCGCGGTGGCCTTTGAGTTCCGCAGGGAGGAAGAGCATGAAAATTAACATTGCCGATTGTATCGCGCCGTCTTTTGACAGCGTGTTCTGGGACGCGCAGGACCACGGGCATACCTTTTACTGGCTTCCCGGCGGGCGCGGCAGCACAAAGTCGTCTTTTGTCGGTATTGAAGTGCCGCTTCTTTTAATGCAGCACCCCCAGTGCCATGCCGTCGTCTTGCGCAAAGTCGACAACACGATAAAAAACAGCGTGTACCCGCAAATACAGTGGGGGCTCGAACAGCTCGGCGTCGCCGACCGCTTCCGCTGCATTACGTCGCCTCACGAAATCACATATAAGGCGACAGGACAGAAAATCCTGTTTTTCGGCGTGGACGACCCGATGAAGGTCAAGTCCATCAAGCTTCCTTTCGGGTACGTCGGCATTGTGTGGTTCGAGGAATTGGATCAGTTTAGCGGCATGGAAGAAATCCGCAACGTGCTGCAGTCTCTTTTACGCGGTGGCTCGACATATTGGGTATTTTGTACATACAACCCACCGAAGAGCCGAAATAATTGGGTTAATGAAGAAATCCTGACAGACGATGCAGACCGATTCGTTCACCACTCGACGTATCTGCAGGTACCTCGTGAATGGCTAGGTGAACAGTTCATCTTGGAAGCGGAAAAGTTGAAGGCAAAAAGCGAAGTCCTGTACCGTCACGAATATCTTGGCGAAGTCACAGGCACCGGTGGTGCTGTCTTCGAGAATGTGGAAGACATGTCCATGAGTGATGAACTTGTCGGAAATTTTGACAGGTTGTATTACGGCCTAGACTTCGGCTTTGCTGTAGACCCATTGGCATTTGTGGCAATGTATTACGATGCCAAACACGAAGATTTATATATTTTCGACGAGATATATCAGCAGAAACTGACCAACGCTAAAGCGGCGCAAATGATACTCCAAAAAATCGGGAACCAACACATTATTGCCGATTCGGCTGAACCCAAATCTATTGCAGAAATGAAAGCAGCAGGGGTATTTATTAGCGGTGCCAAGAAAGGACCGGACAGCGTGGATTATGGTGTCAAATGGTTGCAAGGCCGCCGCCGAATTTATATCGATAAGCGGCGCTGCCCGAATACGTACCGGGAATTTGTCAGCTACGAATACGAGCGAAACCGTGCCGGACAGTACATATCAGCGTATCCGGACGCTAATAACCACGCTATCGATGCTGTGCGTTATGGATTGTGGCGGGTAATGCAGCGGCAGAATTTCAGATTTTAAAGGAGGGATGGAGATATGTTCCATGGGTTGTGGAATTTGTTTAATACGGCCAATACGGAACTGGATGATATTATTTTATCCGGCGCACGGTCCGCCATGACAGATTTACAGTTTCTATCGACAGAAACGCAGAACTGGCTGGAGTCACCGAGGCGCAAGTTGCAGCTGCGGGGTAACGCGTACTATCATTATGATTTTAAGCTGCCACGAATCACAGTACGAACAGACATAGATGGCATGCCTATCTTCAAACCGGAAACGGATGAATTTGTCGTCGATAATGTGTATGCCAATATGGTGGACCAAAAAGTTAATTACATACTGGGTAAGCCTTTTGCTATGACGACACCAAATGATGCGTATGCTGGTATTCTTCAGCAGATATTTGACAAAGCATTTTTGCGGACGCTGACACGCGTAGCAATTGACGCAGTCAATGAAGGAATGGCTTGGCTGTTCCCGTATTATGCACAAGACGGTACGCTGCGGTTTCAAGAGTATCCTGCTCACGAAATTCTACCGTTTTGGGCTGATGCGGAGCATACGCGGCTGGATTGTGCTATTCGGTATTATGAGGTCGTCACGTATGAGGGAAGGCAACGGTTGAATGTAGGACATGTGGAACTGTATACAGTAGAGGGCATACAGCGGTTCATCTTCCGTAATGGGGCACTGATTCCTGATGTAGAAGGGCCGGGTTCCAAGGTTGCTTACGCAACGGCGACGGATAGCCATGGCCATTCGGAACCGATACAGTGGGAGCGAATACCGTTGATTGCATTCAAGTGCAACGCTCACGAAATCCCGCTAATCAAACGCGTGCAGACGCTGCAGGACGCCCTGAATCAAACCCGGTCCAACTGGACGGGAACCATGAATAAGGACATCAACACGTCTATCCTAGCCGTTTATGGTTATGAAGGTGAAGATGTGGCTGATTTGCGCCGTAAAATTCTCCAGTACGGGGCTGTATTATTGGCAAATGATGGGCGCGTAGAAGTCCTGAATGTGCAGCACGGCGGCGGGGAATATACGGAGTATATTACACAGCTTCATAAGGCGTTGATTGAAAATGCCCGTGGTTTTGATGCAAAAGACGACCGCATGGCCAAGAATCCCAATGAAATGAACCTTCGTTCTATGTACAGCGACATTGATTTAGATGCCGATATGATGGAAACACAGTTTCAGGCGGCGCTTGACCAACTGCTTTGGTTTGTTGACAGACATCTAATCAATACGGGACAAGGGAATTTTACCAACGAAGACGTGACGTTTACTTTTAATCGAAACATGATTGTTAATGACTCGGACGCTATTGCCAACGTTAGCAAGTCTGAAGGTCTTGTATCAAAAGAAACGCTGCTGGCGCATCATCCGTACGTTACGGATGTAAAAGCAGAAATGGAGCGTTTGGATAAAGAACAGCAAGATGAAAGAAAACGTCTGGAAGATGATGATTACTCATTGTAACTAAGAAAGGAGCATGATTACATGACAAAAGAAGAATTAATTGCCCTGGGAGTAACTGCAGAACAAGCTGAAAAAATTGTACAAGACCAGGGACAGAATTTTGTGCCAACATCAAAGTTTCAGGAAATCCAGAAAGAGAAAAAGGTACTGGATGCACAGCTTGCGGCGCGTGATAAACAGCTGAAAGATTTGCAGGACAAGGCTGGTAATAATAAAGAACTCAAGAACCAGATTAAAACGCTTCAAGACGCTAACAAAGCGGCAGAAAAGAAATATAAAGCCGAGCTGCATCAAATCGCTTTGAACAATGCCATCGATAAAGCGTTGACATCTGCCAATGCTCGTAATAACAAAGCCGTACGAGCATTGCTGGATATGGATGGCGTAGATCTCGATGAGGATGGCAAGCTTATTGGCGTGTCCAAACAATTAAAGAAGCTGGCCGAAGATGAAGGCACGAAATTCTTATTTAAAGAAGATAACACGGCAGGCGGAAAAACTAAGCTGTCCGGCATGACGCCTATTCGTAAGGATGGCGGCGGCGATACGGGCGGTTCCTTAGGAGCGCAGTTCGCGGCAGCGTATAATTCGATGGTAAATCCTGTTTCTAGCGGAGATAAAGGAGGAAATTAACATGGCTCATATTCGTACCTATACAGCAGCAGCGGCACCGGTGTTTTTGGCTTCGTCTGAGGGGTTGGTTCGTCAGACCGTGCAGGTATTGCAGGCCGGTGTAACAGCGGATGAGTACGGCAATAAAATTGTAAAGGCAGGCACCATTTATCCGACAAATGATGCTTCGGCTAAAGGCGTTTTATTTGAAGACGTAGATGTTACAAACGGCGACCATGAAGGCAGCTTGATTGTAGCCGGGCGACTTTATTCTGATATGCTGCCGGCCGCGCCAGCAAAAGAAGTATCCTTGCCTGGCATTACGTTTGTGACAGTAGCGACAACTACGCGATAAGGAAAGGGAGGTATAACATAGAATGGATTTATTGGCATTAATTAATCCCAAAGATTTAATTGATTTTTCGCAACATTTCAGTATTACACGCAATTATTTGGGAGACAAACTGTTTCCTGACCAGAAAACGCAGAACTTAAAGGCCGAATTTCTGCGCCTGACCGATGGGTTGATGCTGCCGACAATGGCATTAGTGCATGGGTTTGATACAGAAGCGCATATTGGCCAACGTCCGACGGCGGAAAAAGTTCAATTGGAAAAAATGTTTATCAAAGAAAAAATTAACCAGTCTGAACGAGTGCAGCTCTTTTTGGATAATGGTGGTGACGAAAACAGCATTGTCCGTTTTGTATTTGACGACGTAGCTCGTCTTTGTGAATCCGTTAAGACGCGAACGGAAGTTATGAAGTGTGACGTTTTGCAGAATGGGAAGATTACGGTCAAAGAAAACGGCTTGACGATGGAAGTTGACTACGGTGTACCGAAAGCTAACGCTGGTACGCTTGATTTTACGGCTAATGCCGACGTATTGGGGCAGTTGCAGACATTAATTGACAAGGCAGCCGATGTAGGTCAGCACATTACGCAGGTTGTTACTACGTCGAAGGTTATGACGGCACTGCGCAAAAATACAGGTGTGCAGAAAGCTGTTTTGGGTGTAAATGGCGAAGGTGTATTTCTTAGCAGCACACAGCTTCAATCGTTAATGCAGGGGCAGTTTGGGTTTACGCTGAACGTGTATGATGAACGGTATCGGTACGAAGGTTCGAAAGGTGCGTTGGTATCGAAACGTTATATTGATGAAAATAAATTTATCGGTATTTCTACGCTGCCGAATGGCACAGCTGGCGTAGGCCTTTGGGGGACAACGCCGGAAGAATTAGCTGCAGGCCCCTTTACGGAGAAAAACGCATCTCAGTTCATCACGGCTGTGCGCTGGGCCGAACCCGATCCAGTAGCCGTCTGGACAAAAGCGGCGGGACTGTTTATTCCAGCGGTGCCTAATCCCAGCGGTATCTTCCCGCAGACAGTTACATTGGTATAGGATGTAACGTGATATGGACAGCGAAGCTTATTGGGTACAGCGGACAGAGGAGCGCGAGAAATACTGGCACAATAAATGTCAGGAAACGATTGAAAAGGAATTAGCCAGCTACTACCGGACTTCGCTGGGCCGTATTCAGACGGAGATTGCCGCATTATACGGTCGGTTCGCCGTAGATAACGAACTGACCATGGCTGAAGCCCGGAAGCTGCTGAAAGGCAACGAGTTCCGGCAGTGGCGCATGGATATTCAAGAGTACGTCAAGCAAATCGAAGCGACAGGAGATAAAGGCCTGGAGCGAGAGCTAAACGTACTGGCTATGCGTAGCCGCATCAGTCGTTTGGACAAGTTGTATAGTGAAACGTTGATAGCGCTGGATAAGTTAGGACGTAAGGTTTCCAAAGATATGAAATCGTTTCTGACAGACGCCTATAAGGACAACTACTATCATGGTTTATACGATATTGCCAAAGCCGGAGAGCTGCAAAATGCCGTATCCAAGGTCGATTCGAAAGCACTGGAGGATGTACTGCGGACACGATGGAGCGGCAAGAATTATAGCGAGCGTATCTGGAAGAATCAGAAACTACTGGTAAAGACTATCAAAAACGAAATGATGATTGCCGTTCATCGCGGTGAAAGCGTCGAGAAGATATCAACGCGGATTGCAAAACGTATGGACGTTGGCATCAGTAACGCCCGCCGCCTGGTGCGGACAGAGCTTAATTTTATCAATAATCAGGCATCTTTCGAAAGTATCGAAGATGCCGGCATGAAGTACTATCGCTTTATCGCAACCTTGGACCGCAGGACATCTGCCAAATGCCGCAGCATGGATGGCAAGGTCTTTTACCTAAAAGACAGAGAGTTCGGCGTGAACATTCCGCCGCTGCACCCAAACTGCCGCTCTACCATTGCAGGCAGCCTGTACGGGCCGAATAAGGTGAAGACGGGCACGCGGGTGGCGCGGGACGAAGGTGGAAAAACGGTCTACGTTCCGGGGGATATGACGTATGCGGACTGGAAGGCCGTGTATGTTGATAAGTCGAAGACCTTGGAAGAGTGGCTGAAAGATCACCCATCTGAGACAACAAAAGGAAAAGATGATATAATTAAAAATATAATAGGGTTGCGGAATACGTATCAACAGCAACTAAGTGCTGGCACAGAAGTAAAAGACAGAGAGAGCACTATAAAAGAAGCAGGATCTGAAGTCATCAAGCTTTTGGATACGGAAGAATTGCGATCCATTACGCAAGAATTAAATCGGCAAGTTGAAACTCGAAAAGCATATTATAACAACTGGCTGAATGCCAAGACTAAAGAGGAAAAACAGAAATGGGCGCACGAGCATAATACTATGCTGAAAAGTTGGAAAGCGCTAAAAGCTGATTATACTTTTAAATGCGCAGCTTTGGTGAAATCGGTGCTTGAAAAATTTATTGAAATCGGCCCCGGGGATGCGCCAATAAAGGAACATCTGTATGGTGGAAGGGCTAAAATGGCAAAATATGTGTTAGATGCGTACAGTTATTACCCCCGAAAATGGGTCAATGAATCCATTCGTGCAGGTAAGATTCATGTCAAATCGGTGAAGCGAGGCTATTATGATGGCGAAACCATTGCCTTGTCGGGCGATGGAGATTATGAAACGTTTAGAACATCTGTGCACGAATTGGGCCATCGGATGGAAGATGCAATTTTGCGCATTCTGGAGCAGGAAAAAGCATTTTACGCTCGGCGTACTGATGGAGAATCTTTGGTGTGGTTGGGCGAAATTACTGGAAATCCTAACTATCGAAAAGGTGAGATGACGAGACCTGATAAGTTTCTCAATCCGTATATGGGAAAAGATTATCACGGTACTGCATATGAACTTGTGTCAATGGGGTTTGAATTAGCATATACTGATACCATTAAATTGCTTGATGATGAAGACATGGCCGAGTGGATTCTTGGGATGTTAGCGGTTGTATAGTAAGAAGGTGATATGATGAAGCGGATTGTGGCAGATGGTGTAAAACAAGGCAAAAAATATCATGTTATATGTGAAGAAAACGAATCAGGTAATATAGCGATTGCGTTTAATGGGCAAGCGGATGAAGATTTGCAGACCCAGTTGTATATGAGTATTTTTGAAAGCGTAGCTCCAGAGCCGGTAGGAGAGTATACAAGCGAATCTATGGAAGGTTACGAAAATGCTCTTAGTACTATCTTTTTTGATGAATTACTGGGCATACAAACTGAAGGCATGGAAAATGAGGCACCTGAAGCGGCGAGGTTTTAAAGGTTATGTGGTACCGGAGCATTAGGAGGTGCGTCGTATGCCGGGAAACGTAACAGGTCCTTTTATGTGTGGCTGCACGCCGCCGAATTATAAATATTGTCCAACTTGTGTATTTGCAGAGGGGAAACCCCTGTTGGGGATATGCATGATGTATCCAGGGGGTATGGCGATGAAGCCTAATCAGGTATATGAAGGCGGACCGTGTGAATGGTATTTGAAAGCGGAATAAAAAGCACTCACAATTGTGGGTGCTTTTTTCACGCCTAAAAGGAGGTCGAAATGAAATATATTACAGCAGACAAAGCCGTTACCAAACTCATCGAAACGGCAGAAACGCTGCGTAGTTCATTAGATAATGAAGCGGCAGCGGAGATATATGCTCGGCATATTGTCGGGTATGTGCTGGACTACTGCCACCGAAGTGACTTCCCGGAAGCCCTTATTCTGACCGGAGCAACATTAATCGGCACTTGGCTGGATGATGCGGCAAACGGCGGACGCAGTGTTTTAAAGAGTATCAAGCAAAACGACACGGAATTTCAATTCACTGTGGCTGATACGGCGAGCGCCGGCAGCACGATGGACGCCGATCTGGAGGCCTTGCGCCCCAAATTAAATTTATATCGGAGAGTGAGGTGGCCGACATGCTCATGCCATATGACCGATGCCGAGCAGTCTTAGGGCGGTATATGTATTGCGACCGTGTGACTGTATCGCGTCAGACGCTCGTATTAGACGACGAAGGCGCGGATAGCTTTGCGATGACGGACATATATACCGACGTGCCTTGCAAACTGAGCCAGTACGGCAAGGAACTGCAAAGCGAGAAGCGCGACCGGGAATATTGGCTGCGGACGGACCTGCGTATCTGCTTGGAGCCATTGTATGATATTCAGCCTGATGATGTACTAACCATTACGCACGAAGGGCAGACGTTCGTGTTGTATGCGGCCCAGTCGTTTAAGTATCCGACGCATCAAGAAATCAGCGTACGAAGGGATAGCGAAGCATAATGGGGGTAACCTTTGGCGGATTTGATGATTTTGGCGAACATCTGGACCGCATTGCAAAAGAAGGGGCCGCCAAAAGGAACAAGTTTGTTGCTCAAGAAGCCGAAGTCATCATTGGTCATGCGAAAGACAATACGCCGACAGATACGGGCACATTAAAAAATGGCTGGCATCGCACCAGAGCCGTGCAGGGGGTCGTAACAGTATACAACAACACGGAGTATGCGGCCCATGTTGAATATGGCCATAGGCAGACACCAGGCCGGTATGTACCAGCTATTGGCAAACGGTTAAAGAAATCGTTTGTGCCGGGCAAGAAAATGCTGCATACAGCGATGCTGCAGGCCAGCAAGACTTTTCGAGAGGACGCGGGACAAATCATGGAGAATATATTTGGCAATGATTAGATTACGAAGTATTAAAAAGGCCTGTACGGCTCTGCTGAAACAAAAGTATCCGAAGTATGCGGTGCATTTCGATAATGTAGAAAAACGAGATGCACCGTATTTTTATATCGAAATGCAGCCACTGATTCGTACAGTAGACCGCATATACAATGAGCGAACAATACAAGTGGACATTACCTTTGTGCCCGATGAAGACCGGTATGGCCGTGTTGATCGAGCTGTACTGTATGACATTGCCGATACGCTGGATACGCGTATTCGGCCTGTATTCTATGTTGAGGACCGCGCTATTACAATTTTGGATGCTGAGATAACCTTTGTCGATGACATCCTGCATTATATCTTTAATCTCGATTTCCGGGATAATTTTGATGATGTTGACGGCATTCAGTACGAACTGGCCCAGCATATGGAACTGGAAATCAATGGACAAAATAAAACGGAGGAGGAGTAACTTATGGCAAATGAACAAGAAGTGTTCGGGATGCCGCAAATTTTCATTAACTTCAAAACGAAAGGTACGACTGCTATCAAGCGTAGCGCCCGCGGGATTGTGGCGATGATTTTGCACAACGAAGCAAAAGACGAAATCCATACCTACACTATTGAGGACGTTTCGGATATTCCAGACACAGGATTGACAGAAGAAAACATTGACCTTATCAAGAAATGCTTGCTTGGTACGCCGCTGCGCATCTTGGTTTATACGCTGCCTGCTTCTACAGTAGATAGTGCTACGAAGACGCAGGCAAACGTTCTTAAAATGCTGACTAATATCAAATGGAACTGGCTCTGCGCACCAACAGCGACCACACAGGAACAAAATGATTTGGCATCATGGATTAAGACGCAGCGAAGTAATAAGCGCAAGACATTCAAAGCGGTATTATCGGCACAGGCCGCCGATAATGAGGGCGTCGTCAATTTCTGTACAAATGACATCAAAGTGCAGACCGATACAGATATTTCCGGCAACCCGGTTTATACCACGTATACAGCATTGCAATATACAGCTCGCATTGCTGGCATCTTGGCAGGCCTTGCTTTGGATCGCAGCGCTACGTACTTTAAGTTGGCGGAAATCGAAAGCGTTGAAGTTTATGAAGACATCGATACGCTCATCGACAAGGGGGAACTGCTGCTTATCGATGAACAAGACGGCGACGGCGTAAAAATTGCCCGTGCCTGCAACTCGCTGACAACTTTTACAACAGACAAGGGCGAAGAATTCCGTAAAATTAAGATTGTCGAAGGAATTGACATGATTACGGATGACCTTCGGGATACCTTTAAAAAATACTACGTTGGCAAAGTTATCAATGACTATGACCATAAGATGCTGTTCATTACGGCTGTTTTAGTGTATTTTTCGGAAATCAAAGGAAATGTTCTCGATAAGGATGCTGATAATACCGTAGACATCAATGAAGAATATCAGCGTAATTATGCTAAGCTTCATGGCGATGACCCGGCAAACATGTCTGTTATGAAAATCCGCCAGTACAATACAGGCGACACCATGGCACTTACTGGTAACATCCGTTTGGTAGATGCAATGGAAAACTTAACAGTTGATTTTACATTATAAGGAGGGTGATATAGATGGCTAGAAGTGAATATGATGTAAAATACCGCGGGAACCGCCGCTGGAATGGTTCCCACGGCAAGGTATGGTGGGAAGGAGAACTTATTTTTGAAATCGAATCGTTTAGTATCGATGTAGAGCCAAACCGTGAGGATGTACTTATCGGAAACAGTGTGGATAGTAAAATTACGTCTCTTAAAGGAACTGGCACGATGAAAATCAAAAGCGTCATTAACCGTAATCTGAATAAATACCTAGAAGACTGGAAAGCCGGTCATGACCCGCGCACGACGTTAGTTGGGCTTGTCGAGGACCCGGATATGATTGATGCCCAAAAGGAACGCGTTACCGTAGACAACGTATGGTTTAACAAGTTGAGCTTAATGAATTTTGAAAAGGGAAAGGTTGTTGAAAAGGAATACCCATTTGGATTTACGCCGGAAGACGCAACCTTCACCGAAACCGTAGAATAACAGGAGGAAAAGAACATGGCAGTTAGTATTCAGGATTTGATTAACCAGAAAGACAAGATTGAACAAAAGAAACAGGAAACCTTTGATATCGATACAAGCGTCGGTAAATTACAGGTTAAAAAGATTACCAAGGGCCTTATGGCCGACATTATGGCTATCACTGAAGGCTCTGATGAGTACTGCATCCTAAATACGGTTATTGAACCGAACCTGAAGGATGCTACGCTGCAGCAGGCATACGGCTGCACAGAACCGACAGACATTGTGGATAAACTCTTCGATGCTGGCGAAGTACCTGCTATTGCCCGCAAGATTTCGCAGCTCTCTGGTTATGGAAAAAACATCGACGCCAAAGTTCATGAAGATGTAAAAAACTAATCCAGGAGGACTGGGAAGCGGCTACGGCGGCTTTCCTGGTCCTCAGAGGTCATACACTGGATTGGTTTTTTGGATTAAACAAATTGGAAAAGATTTTTTGTTATGAAGCCATTTGTCTCGAACAAAAGCGAGAGTTGGACTTGGCGTTGGCAGGAAAGGGGGCTGTTAGGCCGTGAGTAACTATGTACTAAGTGCTACGCTGGAATTGAAAGACCAGTTTACCGCAGAAGTAAATAAGGCGCGCAGCGGCTTCAAAGGCCTGACAGAAACCCTGAAAAGCACGGGCTCCGCATCGGATACGGCAGCGTCAGAGCTGGGAAAGGCCGGAACAGAAGCCGTCAAGGCAGCAGGCCAAGCCGACAGAGCAAAACGCTCGTTTCAAGGTATCCGCGGCGTCTATGAAGCGACTATTCGCGCTAAGGACAATGCCACGGAGAAAATCCACAAAGTTAAATCGGAACTAACTGGATTGCAAAGCAAGGCATATACTGTAGCGCTGAACATTAAGCAGAACGGTAATATTAGTGGTATGAAGGATAAACTATCTGGTATAGCTGCTGGTGCAATGGTTGGTCTTCCTATTCAGGCGGCAGGCTTTGCAGGGCTAGGGTATGGCGTTTTTGATGCAGTTAAGAACTATTCCGATTTCACGGCCCAGCTTTCGCAAATCAAGGCTGTTACGGGACTTGATGCCGAGACAATGGATGCAGTAAAAGAAAAAGCATTGGAACTTGGAGCTGCTACTCAGTTTAGCTCGACGGAAGCTGCTCAGGGAATGACAGAACTTTTGAAGGCGGGCGTTAGCGTCAAGGATACTCTTGGTGATGCTTCGCAGGCGGCTCTTGATTTGGCAGCGGCTGGTGAATTATCTTTGCCGGAGGCGGCGGAAATCATGAGCACAGCTATGAATGCCTTCCATATGGATGATGCTACTCATGCGGCAGATGTTTTGGTTGGCGCAGCTAATGCCAGCGCGACGGGTGTTAATGAATTGAAATATTCTCTGTCCGTTGTTTCGGCAGTCGCTGCGGGGGTCGGCATGAGCTTTGATGATACCAATACGGCCTTAGCAGTTTTCGCCAATAACGGCCTAAAAGGTTCTGATGCAGGTACCTCTTTGAAAACGATGCTTATGAACCTTTCGCCACATACAAAGTCGGCGGCAGATGAAATGGAAAAACTTGGTCTTTTAACGGATGAAGGAACATCTAAATTCTTTGACCAAGAAGGACATTTACGTTCTCTTTCAGATATTGCAGGTCTTTTACAAGATCATATGGCAGGTTTGACAGACGAAGAAAAAATGAATGCGCTAAATGCCATGTTTGGTTCTGATGCTATCCGCGGCGGTATGATCATGTTGCGTGAAGGGGCTAAGGGCGTCAAGAATATGAACGCAGCCATGAAAGACATTACGGCCCATGAAACGGCAAAAGTGGCCATGGATAACTTGCGTGGCTCGTTGCTTCGACTGAAAAGCGCATGGGAAAACCTGACTATCAAGCTGTTGGATAATGGTGTTGGTAATGGCATTATGGGATTTACGGATGAAGTCGGTAAATTAACATCGCATTTTTCTGGGCTTCTTGATGATGGCCTGCAAGTAACGGACATTATAAAAATCATGGGCGAAGGTATCAATGACCTAAAAAACAAGTTTCTAGCCTTTGACGGTGTTGGTTCGATACTGGCCGGGGGTGCTCTTGCCTTTGGCTTGAAGAAAATTTATGACTTAGCCAAGAAAGTAAAAAATGCTGTCCAAGGCATCCAGAAGGGATTACCTAAAGGCACCTCGACAAATGGGCTGCCAAGCACCTCATCTGTTAAGGACATGATAGTTACAGCGACAAATGTCATTATCAACAGCAAGGGAACCACGATGCCAACCTCAGGAACGCCAGAAGTCCCGGCTCCGGGGCCAGGAACGCCCACATCAGGTACTCCCAAGGGGATGCCTAAAGCAGGACCTTTATCCAGACTGGGCGGATGGCTGAAACGCTTACCGTGGATTGGGGCAGCGCTGGGAGCGGTTAGCATGGGGCTGGACGTTGCCTACGCGCCGGAAGACGAAAAGCTATCGACGCTTGGGCGGGATGCAGCCGGGCTTGCAGGTGGTTTTGCCGGCATGAAGGCCGGTGGGCTGCTGGGCGTAAAGGTGGGGGGCGGTATCGGCACCTTTGTTGCCCCTGGAGCTGGTACGGCTGCTGGAGCGGCCATCGGTGGTGTCATCGGCGGCGTTGCCGGGGGGCTTGGTGGTGACTGGTTAGGCCAGGAATTTGCTGCGGCTTTTCAGAATATCGATTGGGATTCTATTACGCAGACGTTTTCTGAAAAGAATGCGCAGTGGCGTGAGATTTTTGACAATACGGCTGAATGGCTGGGAGAAAAGCAAAATACTCTTAGCCAAAGTATGGCAGATTCTTGGGAGAGTGTTAAGCAGGCTGGTTCGAGCACCTGGCAATTGATTTGCCGGGTTGCTGAAGAAAAGAATGCAGAATGGAGCCAGGCCTTTGCTGATGCTGAAACTGCAGCAGGAGGTTATCTAGACGATTTAGGGGATGGGGCTGGCAATACATGGGGCGATATCAGCAGTGGCGCCAATACCCTAAAAGGCGATATTTCAAGTGCCTTTTCTTCGGCGGCATCAGACGCGGAATCTGCTTGGCAGGGGGCTACTGGATGGTTTGAGGAAAATGTATGGAGGCCGCTTTCCGAACGGGCACGCAGTGCCTGGGCAGATATTCAAGAAGGGGTCGCCAATATTCGTTCTTCGGCAAGTTCTTTTCATTTCGACGTAGGAAGTATTTTTAGCCATAATGCTACGGGGTCTACGTATTTCTCCGGCGGTTGGACGGAAATCAATGAACGAGGCGGTGAAATTGTTGACTTGCCGCAGGGAAGCCGCATTTATCCGCACGCCACGACAGAACGGATGATACAAGCTGAAATTAACAGCAGGCGTTCGTCTGGCAGCGGGCCGGTCGTGGTTAAAGGGAATACATTTTATGTTCGTGAAGAAGCTGACATTGACCGGATTGCGTATAAATTGGCCAAATTCATATCACAGAACAGCCTAAACTATGGAGGAGTTTACTAATGGGACTTGGGAAATTAGGAAATACAATAGAAATCTTGTCGGCCATTTTTTCGTCCGGTGGCAGCAGCGTTCGTCGTCAAGTTATTCTTGAAGGACCGACAGGAAAACTCGTTATCCCGGTTACACCAGCCAAATATAGTATTGGTGATGGACAAAAGAATAAAGTTGTTGATATTACCCAAGTCGGGGAAGCATTGGTATTTGGAATGCCGAAAGCTCGCACATTATCTTTTTCAGGCTTTTTCCCATCGACATCCCATGATTATCCTTTTATTGTCGGCGACATCCTGGAACCTACAGCGTGTGTTGAGAAAATTACAGAATGGAAGGCAGCACGCAAGCCGGTGCACGTTATTATCACGGATTCGCCTATCAATTTACAGATGGCCATCATGGAATTTTCTTATTGGGAACAGGATGGCAGCCGTGATATCTACTACACGCTCAACTTTACGGAATACAAAGAGCTGAACGTGCCGACGGCCAATAATGACAAACCTGTCGATGATACGACAGGTCTCAAAGTTCGACCGGTTGATTTGGATCAAAAGATAAAGGAAGAACAGGCAAACGTCAATAAGGGGAAAGCTCTTTTCCAGAAGGCCTGTGATATTATGGACGTAGCCAAGAAAGCCTATGGGGATTACAATCATTGGCGTCGTGTCGTCAAAAGCAATAATTTGAAGAGCTTGGTTATCAATCATGCGAGCGACATCCGGAAGTGGGTGATTAAGAATTGATTATTAAACACAAAAGCATCAAGATGGAAACCACGACAGATAAGAGCGGAAAGACGACGACTAAACAGACGGAGTCGATGGATGATATTTCTCAACTCATTGTGGGAAAAATTACTTGGGAAGGTTCGCGATTGAATGTTGCCAGGAAGCTTGTCTTTTCGTATGTACAAGATGCTAGGGACCCTAACTTGCCGAATTATGCTATCAACTGCGGTGAAACCGTTTATGGCTATGACGAAGATGGAAACCTGCAGTTTCAAGGCAATGTGTATGATATTGAAAAGGACGTGCAGCAGTCAACTGTGACAGTTACAGCCTATGATAATCTGTTTATTTTCTGTCGCTCGAAAACGACACGAAAATTCACGGATATGCGGGCTGAAGACATTGCTAAAGCGGTATGCAGTGAACTGGGAATTAAAGTAGGCAAACTGGCGGAAACGGGAAAGAAGACATCATTTATCGCCCAAGAAAAGACAGGATACCAAATTATTATGATTGCCTATACGGATGCAGCAAATCAAATCAATGCCAGCAAGGCAAACAAAGAGGATCCGGATGTCCTTTTTCATCCGATTATGCGTGGTGATGAGCTGGATGTTATCAAGAAAGGTGAACTCATCGAAGGAATGGAAGCAAACCAGTTTACAAATATTGAAAACAGCCAGTATCGGGAATCCATTGAAGAAATCGTCAATAGTGTCATGGTTACAGATCAGCAGGGCAATATCACGGGCTACCAGACGAAAGACGAATGGATTAAGAGATATTCCATGGTCCAGGATGTTTATAAGACAAATCCGAACGATAATGCTCAAACAGAAATTAATAAACTTTTCAAAGGGCCGGAGCGGTCTGGCATTATCCAAATGATGGGAAACTATGCTGCCAAATCTTCGTATTCTATCCAAATCCGGGATATTTTGACAGAACTAAGCGGCAAATTTTGGATTAAATCTGATACGCATACTTTTGAGAACGGCATCCATGAGATGCGGCTTGAAATCGAATTTGAAAATATCATGAATAAAGAAGATAAGCCGAAAGAAACTCAATATGGTACAGGGCAATACTCACAAAGTGAACAGGGTGCATACAGCTATATGCGCTCCTTGGGTTTTACGGATAATCAGGCGGCTGGCATCTTGGGCAACATTCGCAAGGAAGACAACAGTTACGACCCGAAGGCTTCGAATGGCAGCCATACAGGGCTCTTTCAACTCGATAATGACGACCGTTGGCCAAAATATGTTGCCTATTGTCAGGAACATAATATGGAACCGTACAACAATCAGAATCAAATTTACTATGTCACGATGGTTGAAAACGGCGATTTGCGAAGTCAGATTCCAGACAGTTCGCCGTCAGCGGCTGCGGATTGGTTCAATCAGAATATTGAACGTTCCGGAGAAGACAGTTATGCAGAAGGCGGTCGTGCTGCCGCTGCCGAATCCGTCAAAGCCAGCATTGACAGCGGCGAAATTGGCATCGAAATACCACGATACAAAAAGGGTACGGCATCTATCCGTTTGGATACTTCGCTTGTTACAGAAGCGGCAGCAAATTTGGAAGGTTCTACCTTCGGCGACCAGGGCTGTGTGCGGGCGGTCAAAACTTTCGCCGCGCAGTATAATTCTGATTTTGTAGATTTGGCAAATTCAAGCATTGAAAGTGTTGACGGATTAGAAAACTGGTGTGCGGCCAATGGTTATGTTGAAGAAGAATGGAATGGCTACGCCAGTCCGGGCGACATCTGCATCTGGAGCGGCAAGCACTGCGGTGTTTGTGACGGCGGTGGCGGTTGTTGGGATAACTCGACAAAGGCTGGCTATCGCATGATTCATCGTGGCAGCATCTCTGATTATGGTTCCATGCCCGATAAGATTATTCGTGTTCAGCAGAAGGTACAGTAAGGAGAAAGGAAACTTATGGATAGTAGTCAAATCCCGTCGGCATCACAGTCTATGGCTCGCGTTGTTGATACTATGCATGATATTGCACAGTCGGAGCTGCCGCGCGGTGCACAAGTAGGCATCGTTGAGACACAGCCTCCAAATCTAGTTATCAAGATGAATAATATTGAGATTACATCAAAAAACGTGTACTGCTCACGGTATCTGCTGCCGGGCTATACCCGCCACATGGTCGGAGAAACCAGTAACCGGGCCGGCGGCTCCGGGGAAGCTGCATATGAAAACCATAACCATCCGATTGATAACGATGAAACATGGATAGATACTTTGAAGCCGGGGACGCTCGTACTGCTCATTCCTATTTATGGGCAAAATGAGCAGCTCTACTGGCTGGCAGACAGCGGGGTGAAATTGTGAGTGTAGAATATCCTTTTACCGGTACGGTTACGGCAAATACATATACATCGGACCTGCCGACACCTAAGGAATATGCTTGGGACTTCGAAAACAACTGCTTTCTCTATGATGCTGACGGAAAACATCGGATTGTCGAAGGCGACGAAGCGATAAAGATATGGGTCTACAAGGCCCTAAATACGGAGAGATTTCGTTACTTAGCCTACAGCTGGCAGTACGGCATCGAACTACGCCCGTTCATCGGCAAGGTTATGGGTGTACAACAGCGATACAGCGAAATCAAACGCGTCATTGTCGAATGCCTGATGGTCAATCCCTATATCAAGAGTATTGACACTATCGATATCAAGCACGAAGGCGATACGGTCAATATATCCATCATGCTGACGACGATTTATGGGGAGGTGAATGTTGATGTATGAAGCTCGTAAACAGAGTGATATCTTAACAGAGCTGCAGCAGAATGCCGGGAGCGACACTTCGAGCTATGAAGGAACGTTTACGTATGATGTCCTGGCAGCGAGCAGCATTGAATTTTCAAAAGAAGAAGTCGAGCTGGAACAGGCGTATAAAGCAGCCTTTGCCCGGTCCAGTTGGGGTGAATATCTAGAGATGCGGGCTGAAGAACATGGTATTTTTCGGAAGAACGCTATCAAGGCCGTCGGGACCGTGACGGTCAGTGGCAATGGCATTATTCCACTCGGCAGCATCTTCCAGACGGAAACAGGCATTTCTTTTCAAGCCACGAAAGTGGTAACTGTTTCTAAATCAGGAGATGTCCCCGTCGAATGTACGGCGGCTGGCATAGTAGGCAACGTTGCGGCAAAGACAGTTACCAAGATACCGATGTCCATTCCGGGCATCAGCAGTGTTATCAATGACGCGGCCATGCATGACGGCTTCAACGAAGAAGATGATGATTCTCTTTTCAACCGCTTGCTCTTTAAAGTACGGCAACCAGCCACATCAGGTAATAAAAACGAGTATCTTCAATGGGCGACATCCGTTGCTGGAGTTGGTAAAGCGATTGTCCTGCCACTCTGGAACGGCAATGGCACAGTCAAGGTACTAATTACGGATACCAATGGCACCCCCGCGTCCAGCGATTTGCAGAACAAAGTTTTATCATACATTGAAAGCGTTCGGCCTATTGGTGCGACAGTTACTGTGGCAGCACCAACTATCTTTAACGTCAAAGTGGCTATCAAGCCGCTTGACAGTAAAAACGCCAGTGCAACGGCCATTCAGAACGTTATCAATGATTATTTCAGCTCTCATCAGTTCGACAATATCCGTATTACCTGTGCCATGATAGGAAAAATGATTTTAGAAGATTCCCGCTGTGGTGTAAGTGACTATGAATCACTGACCATCAATGGGAGTGCTACTATGGTCAGTATTACAGCAGAGCAAATGGCGCATTGTACAGAGGTGATCATCAATGGCTGATTTTAATTTTCTGAGGGTTCTTCCCGTCGATTTAAAACGATACCTGCCACAATTCCTAGAGCATGACCCGACTTTTGCGGCGACAATGGAAAGCCTGTCGAAAGAACACGAAAAACAACGATTGGCACTGATGGATATAACGAAACAGTTCTTTGTTACTACGGCCACTTGGGGACTTGACGATTGGGAAGACTTCCTAGGAATTACTACTGATACTAACAAGACTGCTGATGCGCGGCGGCAAGCGATTATACAAAAAATCAATGGGAATAATGTTGTTACATTAGAGTTTCTTACTCGTCTAGTCAATATGTATGTAGCAGATGGTCAAGCATTTATTGTTGACCACCCAGAAACATACAACGTAGATATTCTATATCATGGCGGACAAGTGCTTGATTATAAGGCACTTGAAACGGCTGTTCATACGTATATACCGGCTCACTTGGGCTTTAAATTGATTACGTATACAACAGGGACTTTAATACATCATGGCGCAGGAACGGCCCAAACGTATACCAAAACGGCCATTGATATGGTCAGTGGGTATGCAATAAACGTAAAAGATATGGCTCAATACACGGCTGGTGCTGTTGTACATCATTACAAAAAAACAAGTATAGGAGGACAATAACATGGCACAATTTCCGGCATTACAATTTACAAAACAAGGGTTACTAATGCTTATACAAGCACAGAATAATCATACGATTACGTTTACGTGCGGAAAACTCGGAAGCGGGACGCTGGAAAATAGCGAATATCCGGGAACATTTACAGATTTAAAAGCACCGAAAATGACGCTGCCAATTACGAACGTAAATGATACAAATCCTGAAAAATTAGTATTGACGTTTGACGCGAGCAACACGGAGCTTGAAGAAGGATTTATCAGTCGAGAACTGGGTGTATTTGCAAAACTCGATAACGGTGCGGAAATGCTGTATGCATATAGTAATGCTGGCAACAACTACGATTACATACCGAGCAAAGACACTCCGTCCGATGAAAACCGGATAGTCGTGAATTTAGTTGTCAATTCGTCGGCAAATATATCAGTAACGATTGATTCGTCTATCGTCTACACGCATAAAAGCGATGTTGAAAAAATGATTAGCAAACATGATAATGATGTCGATGCACATAAAAGTTTAGCACTCACTATCAATGACATGCTTGCGCCGGCTAACGATAAAAATACACTGGTAAATTTACTGTCGAATTTAGCGAATATAATAAAAAATATTACCGGGCAAAAAGACTGGAAAACGCCGCCGGTGGTTAGCATTGCAGACATTTTATCAAGTTTGTCTAATTATCTAACAGTGAATTGGGACGGCAGTAAATTTACCGTGCCTGCGCTGGGTATTAGCGGGTTCATGGCACAAAACGGGTACGTGAATTTCGGAAAATTAGTGGGCGGCTTAATTATACAGTGGGGAAGAAAGGGCCGCAACGAAGGATTCAATAAAGTCAGTATTTCACTCCCAATAACCGTACCGGGAAAATCCGTAGT